TATTGTAAATTTACTAACGTTAATCTGGGTCGAGCTTTATTTATTAGTGATATAGATTTTTACAATTATGAAAGTCAAGAAGATTGTTCAAAACTAAAAGAATTTCTAGGAACAGAGACAAACCAAGAAACTTTCGCCCTCGCTTGGACTTTAGGCTACGAGGTCGAGAAGGAGCCTAGATATACGGTTCGGATTAAGGGGGTTGATGGATACGCTACCCATCTCAATGAAAACTTAGACAATCACGAATGGTTTTTTGCATCAGATGACGATATTGAGGGCTATAGAACCAAGCACACCCGCAAAGAGCTTGAAGCGAAAGGGTTCGGGTGGGTTTTCTCTTGCGAAGGCATGGAAGTGAAAGAGGTAACGGATGAATAACCTAATTACTAAAATTAACGAGTGGGCTATTAGTCATGGTCTGGACCAAGGAAACCCTAAAATCGAATGGATGAAAGTGACTGAAGAAGTAGGCGAGATTAGAGACGTATTTCTAAAACCTCACGATTTTGCTGACCCAGAATGGTCGCTAAAAGATGCCATAGGAGACTCTATCGTGACGTTAGTGGTTTTATGCCTGCAACTCGGTTACGACGTGGAGGAGTGCCTTACAATCGCTTATAACGAAATTAAAGACAGACAAGGAGTAATGATTGATGATAACTTTATCAAAACGAAAACGAGACAACCAGCTAACGATAGCCACGATTCTACTAGTGGTATCACTAGCGATTAACGTGACCACTGTTCTACGAGTGGTTAATAGACCTATCGAGACAGTGGTTATCCATAAGGCTGATAATGCAGTTGAATTACATGGCAAGGTAACCGGCAAGTCTATGGTTGGTAAGCTCTACACTATCGATTGTGGGGCTTATGGTAAGTTCCTAGTGACTAAGGAGCAGTATGATAGCGTGAATGTAGGGGATGATATTCCGAGCTATTTAAGAGGACGTGGCTCATGAGTGTTAGATACAAATATTCCGGGCTGACAAAAGAACTATATCAACGGTTAGTCAGTGAACATGCGGCACTGAGAGAGACGTACAAAAAAGGCTCTTATAAACAGTTCTTTCAAGATGTCAGACAGTGCAGTGAAGTACAAGCTCGCATCATTTATCAAGCGTTTAATAGTGCAGTCGTGGAACGTGCGAGGATATCGCCCCAAACTGTCGACAGATTAGAAGGCATCATTTCTGATGAATTGTTCGACGACCTGCAAGATTATCTGTCTACTAATTACACTAGAGGTAAAACCACGCGCCCAGTTTTGAATAAAATCAACGCAGGACTGCCAGAATACTTATTCAAACGATTTCGCAAGGAAGTTGAAGGGCTACGCAAGGAACACCCTGGCGACATAAACAAGTATATTAGAGACGTTAAAGGGTGCGACAAGAAAGAAGCTAACAAAACCCAAAACGCACTCAATCAATGTTATTTAGAGAAAGCTGCACTAACACCGTTGAAGGCGATTCAAATGGAAGGTATGCTGTCAAGGGATTTATTCAGCGAAATCATTGATTACGTTTTCAATAACTACGAGTGGTCTGAAAGGTTGGACGATGAAATTGATCGCATAACCCTAGAATGTCGTAATAAAGGCAAGGTAGGTCGTGAGAAACCCAGCGTTAAACGTGCCTTATATACGGCACTGGCAATGGGTTTGTAGCCAGAGTGGTATAGACGGTTCGAATCCGTCACTGGCTGTTTGTCTGTCAAAATACACTAAAAAATGGATATAGATTTTTAGTGGCTTGGACACTTTTTCGACACGCATCGCTGACAGACCGATGCAAAACAAATCCAGTAAATTTAAGAAAAAAGGATGTGAAACACCCTCTTTCTTATTGATATCGCATTACAAAACAGTCAAAGACCTTGCTGGTGCCTTTGGCTAGAAAAGGAGGTAGCACCAAGGCTCACAAACTCAATCTTTTCATATCTCTTAATAACGAGCCGAAGAAAATAAAAAAGACCGACACAATGGCCGGCACTCTTTGGAAATCAACACTACTATTATACCAGAGAGGGCAGGACAATGCTATTGCCGGAAATTGATGAAAAAGCAACAATCAAACGTTGCAAGCGAAAACTTCGAGAATACCCACGATGGCGAGAAATTGCACACGACGGAGCTGAGCAGAAAATAACACAGGAATTCACATTTATGCCAAGAGGTGGCAGCGGAGTGAGCAGACCGGTGGAAAATATTGCAGTTAGGCGAGTTGATGCAATGAACGAGCTAGAAGCCATAGAGCAAGCAGTTAGCGGGCTATATCGTCCAGACTATCGCAGAATACTGATAGAGAAATATCTGGCATACCCACCGAAACCAAACTGGCAAATTGCCCAGGCAATCGGATTCGAGAGAACGGCTTTTCAAGAGCTACTTAATAATGCTATCCTAGCATTTGCTGAATTGTATAGAGATGGCAAATTGGTTGTAGAATGTTGAAATGACGGTATTTTGACGGATAAAGCACGGTATCTTACAACTGTTTAAAGTGGTATTATTATATTATCGAAGAAAATCAGAGACAGCTCACTTTGTGGGTTGTCTTTTTCAGTATCAGAAAGGAGTTGATGGAAAATGGGATGACCGAAAAACAAATAAAGTTTGCCGATGAGTACATCATCAGCCTAAACGCTACGCAAGCGTACAAGAAGGCTTATCCTAGTATTAAGAAGATAAGGACGGCAGAAGTCAATGGTAGTAAGCTACTAAGAAATACTGAGGTCAAGGCTTATATAGACGAACGACTGGAACAATTAAAGTCGGAACGTGTTGCGGATCAACAAGAGGTCATGGAATTTCTAACTGCCGTCATGCGTGGAGAAGTTGAAGAACCCTTGCTGGTCCTCGATGGCGAGGGCATGCAACGCATTGCTCAAGCTAAGCCGAACGTCGCTACTCGTCGAGCTGCGGCAGTTGATATCGGTAAGCGTTATAGAATGTGGACAGACAAGGTCGAAGCTGATGTAACGCAAGATATCAATATTAATGTCGGTGAATGGAATGACGATTAATCTTGAAATCAATCCAAGCAAGGTGTTTAATCGGCATATCTATGAGCATTTGTTTGATTACGACACATTCACTGAGGTTCATTACGGCGGGGCATCTAGCGGTAAGAGTCATGGGGTCTTCCAGAAGATAGTCCTCAAGGCTCTTAAAAATTGGGACAAACCCCGCAAGATATTGATATTGCGAAAAGTAGGCTCTACGGTTCGTGATTCGGTGTTTGCGGACGTGCAAGCAGCCTTGTCTTATTTCGGTGTGCTTGCTTTGTGCAAGGTTAACATGAGCGCATTCCGTATTGAGCTACCAAACGGCGCTGAACTGATTTTTAAAGGTATGGATAATCCAGAAAAAATCAAGTCTATCAAAGGTATTTCAGACGTGGTCATGGAAGAAGCGTCAGAGTTTACGCTTGACGATTACACACAGCTAACACTTCGTTTGAGGGATAAAGCTCACAAGCAGAAGCAAATCTATTTGATGTTTAACCCGGTATCTAAGGCTAACTGGGTATATAATGCGTTTTTTGTGAAGAACCCTAAAAATACAGTGGTCTATCAAACGACGTACAAGGATAATCGCTTTCTGGATGAGTTGACCAAGGAGAATATTGAAGAGCTAGCAAACAGAAACGAAGCCTACTACAAAATCTATGCTCTAGGTGAGTTTGCCACTCTTGACAAGCTAGTATTTCCAAAATATGAAAAGAGATTACTCAACAAGGACGAGCTTAAACAGCTACCGTCCTTTTTTGGTCTTGACTTCGGGTTTACTAACGACCCGACGGCGTTTATGCACGTCAAAATAGACCGAGAGAATAAGCGGCTATATATCCTTGAGGAATATGTCAAGAAGGGCTTGCTTAACAACCAAATAGCAGAAGCTATAACTAGCTTGGGCTATTCAAAAGAGGTGATTATGGCTGATTCAGCAGAGCAGAAATCTATTGCAGAATTGCAAACACTAGGCTTGCGTCGAGCTATTCCGGTAGACAAGGGGAAGGGCTCAGTTCTACAAGGGATTCAGTTCTTGCAGCAATTCGACATCATTGTCGATGAACGATGCGTCAAGACGATTGAGGAATTAGAAAACTATACATGGCAGAAGGACAAGCATACAAACGAGTACATCAACAAGCCGTGCGATAGTTATAACCACTGTATCGATGCGATTAGGTACGCACTGCAAAACCTTATTTTCGTCAAGGATAGGCAGGACGTAGACGCTAAGATTAGGCGTGTTAACAAACTGATAAGGAGATAGAATGACGAACACAACACATAGTGCTGACGACATTTTACATGAAGGGCAGTACATTCCTAGATCATACCAATTCGAGCGAGACATGGAACCGACTAGCTTGCAGAAACGCGAAGACTTCCTTCATTTTCCAAAAGAAGCTAATACGCACTTCATGGCTCAGTCAGCGGACGACCTAGTGGACACGTTCCAAGGGCGTGAGAAGTTAGAGAAGATGGTAGCTCAGTTCCAAGACGAACAGATAGACCGCTTGAATATCCTAGAGAGCTACTCAAACGGGAATAACTACACGATCCTAAATGGTCGTAAACGACTAGAACCAGAGAAAGCTGACTACCGTATTAGGCACGACCTGGGCGGACAAGCTAGCCGCTTCTTTACTGGTTACACGGTAGGTCAACCTATTTCAATCGGTGCTACTGACACTAACAGTGACTTGACGGCTATTGATGATTTCAACGCTTACAACGACATTGAAGCTCTTAACCGTGAGCTAGTCTATGACGCTTCACGCTTTGGGCGAGCGTTCGAGCTGCATTATTATGACGAGTTTGGCAATCCAGCAGTGGTCTTGATTGACGCAAGGGAGATGTTCACAATCCGTAGCGCAGACGTCCGAAAGGATATTATTGCGGCTGTTCATTGTCCAGTTTACAACGGCGAGATGTTTGTCACGGTCTATACGGACAACAAGATTGTTAGTTATGATCCAAACTGGCAGGAAATCGAACGAAAAGAGAACCCGTTTGGAATGGTGCCCGTGGTCGAGTGGCAGAATAACCGAGAGCGCTCGGGAGACTGGGAGAAAGGTATTCCAATCATTGACGCTTACGACGCAGCAGAGTCGGACACAGCTAACTACATGTCAGACCTTAATGACGCCATGCTTGTTATCAAAGGCGATGTTGAAAGTACAGGTATGAATGCGTCTGACATCATGAAAATGAAACACGCTAACATGCTTGTGCTTGAGAGCGGTGTCGGACACAACGGACAGCAGACGTCATTAGATGCGGGCTATATCTACAAGCAATATGATGTCAGCGGCGTTGAAGCGTATAAGTCACGTTTGATTAAAGACTTCTTCCGCATTGTCGGACTGCCAAACTTGCAAGACGATTCGACTTTCTCAGCTACGTCTGGGATTGCTATCCGCTACAAGCTAGTTGATTTGCAGCAAGTTACAGCGGTTAAGCGTGGGTTCTTTGTTAAGGCACTCCGAAGACGCTATAAACTGCTTGAGTTGCTATCTAACAACCTCAAGGGTATCGAACCAGTGGACGCTGACATGCTGACATTCACGTTCCATGAGAACCTACCAACGGATGTATGGGCTGAGATTCAATCAGCTATCAATTCGGGTATGGAAATCTCACAAGAAACGCTTATGGAATCAGCTAGCTTTACCGATGCTCGCAAGGAAAAGAGCCGCTTGCTTAAAGAGGGTGGGGCCACTGATTTAGAAGTCAGCCAGATTGTAGGTGTTGAGGATGATGACGAATAATGAACGCTACAATGCTGAACGAAAAGCACAATCAGACCTAATTAAGCGAGATATAGAGCGTGACAAGGTCTTAAAAGAGCTCTATCAAGCGTCATATAACCGCATGCAAAGCCAAATAAACGGGTTTTACATGCGCTATGCTGACAAAGAGGGGCTGAGCCGTGCCGAAGCTATGAAGCGAGCTAGTGAGTTCGATGTCACTGAGTACAGAGACCGAGCTAGGAAGGCAGTAGTCGAGAAAGATTTCTCGCACGGCACTAACCAATGGCTGAGACTGTTTAACCTTAAAATGAAAGTCAGTCGCTTTGAGCTGCTCCAAGCAGAATTAAGGCTTGAAATAGCTAGCCTTATATCAGACGTTAACGAAGTCTTTGACGAGGCGCGTGAGAGCGAATATTTAGCCGAGTTTAGGCGTCAAGCGGGTATCTTGGGCAATTCTGCCGTCAATGCAGTAAGCCGCATGAGAGCGATTTTAGACGCTGATTTCTACGGGCAGAATTTTAGTCGTAGAGTTTGGGGCAGAAACGGACTTCATGCAAACATGCAGAAGGATGTGTTTAGCTCGTTAGCACGTATCTTCACTGACATGGACGGTTTTAAGCAGGAACGGCAGCGATTAGCTAAGAAATATAACACAAGTCAGTCCAACGCCCAACGGCTACTCAAGACCGAAATAGCTCGCATTAATGCTGATACAGAATTGATGATGTTGAAGGAGAATGACTTCACGCATTTAATCTATGTCGCTGAAAGTGGGGCTTGCGATATCTGTAAGCCTTTGGATAGAAAAGCCATACCGATTAACAAGGCGGAAAAGGGGGTTAACATGTACCCAATGCACCCTAACTGCCGTTGTTCAGCGTATGGACACATCAAAATGGAATACAAAGCCGGCGGCAGCACTCTTGATGAAGAAGCCATTAACGGCGTTTGGGGCGAGTAAGCCTTTGTCCAGACCGTGCTGATGACATTTAAAAGCTGCATGAGTTCGTCGAGGTTGGACGTAAAAGCGTAAAGAAAGGAGCCTATCATGGCAGAAAAAGAACTTGAAACAGTTGAAAATCCTCAAGAGGTTGAAGCTAGCCAACCAGAAAAAGAGGAAAAAATGGTGTCAGTCGCTGAAATGCAGCGCAGACTCAAACAGATGGAAGAAAAACATACTCTTGAAATTGCTGATATGCAAACCGGTATTCAAGCTCAAATTGAGGAAGCCGTTGCTAAAGCTAAAATGAGCGAAGAAGAACTTCAAGAGCTGCAGCAGAAACAGAGGGATAAAGAATTCGAAGAAGCCCAGAGCACAATTGCAGCACTTCAAGCCCAAATCGCTCAACGTCAAATGCAGGATATCGCCATTAAAGAGCTCGAAGCTCAAGGCGTGCCTGTCAATGAGTCAACGCTTGCTTTCGTTGTCAAAGGCGATGAAGAAGCTACCAAGCTAGCTGTTTCAAACATGGCTAACATTCTAAACTTGCAGAAACGTGAAGAAGCTAAAGCTCTACCACCTCGCACAAGCGGTGGAGAGGAAGGGCGTTCTCATCGTGGAAAAGACAAGTTTGATAAAGCCAAAATCACTAATTTCTAATCAAAGAAAGGAGAGCGCATGGCTCAACAAAAATTCAATCCGGACACAGTCCTCTTGTCTGATTCTCTTGGAAAAGAGATTACATCAGAATACATCACTGATCTATTCACTGACGAACTTGTAAAAACTTCAAAAGTCATTCAGCTTGGTCAAAAAGTTGAAATGGAAGGCAAAATGGTCCGCAAGGGCGTTGAAGTTGGTCAATTGACAGACGCTTACTTCGTTGGTGAAGGCCAAAAAATCGGTACTGCAAAAGTACAAACTAAATCTTATGTTCTTGAATCTCGTAAATTGGCGGTTATCTTGCCAGTTACAGAAGAAGTCCTCAACTACACTTGGACTGACTTCTTCGAATCAATCAAGGACAAGATTGTTGACTTGTTTAACAAGAAAATCGACGGAGCTGCTTTCCTTGGTTTGTATAACAACCCATTCGGTGCTAACGTTTTGGCGTCTGCTAAACGTGCTCAGAACATCGTATCTGGTGACATCAACCTCAATAACATCTACGACGTTGAGGACAAGTCAGAAAAAGAACCTAACGCATTCGTAGGACACCGCACTATCAACCGCACACTCCGTGGAATTGTGGACAACGTGAACGGCGGTCAACACATCTTCACTAAGCCAGCTAACCCTAACGCTATCGGTGAGCTTGATGGTCTTCCATATTCTCAACTTCAATTGCAAGATGGGCAAACTTACCCAGCAGGTACATTGATTACTGGTAACTTCAATGGTTTGGTTTACGGTATTCCAAACGGGACTAACTTGCGTCTTAAAATCGCAGACCAAGCTACTTTGTCTAAAGTTCAAAACAATGGCGACCTTGATTCTGGTGACGTTCATTTGTTTGAACAAGACATGCAAGCACTTCGTGCAATCTTTGAAATTGCCGTAGCGATTCCAAACGACGAAGCATTTGCAGCGATCCAACCAGTAGGAGTCTAGTCAGGAGGTTTAAATGACCTATAAAGCTAAGATTACATTCCGTGACTTGCAAGATAACGAGTATATCTACCAAGTCGGGGAAGTTTACCCACGAGAAGGCTATGAGCCATCTAAAGAGCGTGTGGCAGAAGTTCTTGAAAAAGGCGGTATCGAACAAGTCGAGCCGTCGAAAGAGCTTACAGTCAAGGAAATCAAAGCAAAACTTGATGAAGCTGGTATCGAGTATGATGCCAAAGCAAAGAAAGCAGATTTAGAAGAACTTCTAAAGGCTGCGGAGGGGGTCTAAAATGAACGATATCCAACTTGAGAAGATTAAGCGTCGGTTGGGTATCGACGTTGAAGACGATCTTGAGGATGAATTGATTGAAGACTTAGTCAACGACGCTGAGAGCTATTTCAAAGCGCTTGTCGGAACAACCGAGATTGACAAGAAGTATCATTTCATCATCGAAAATGTTGTTTACAAGCTCTATGGTCGTAAGGGGTCAGAGGGTGTCAAAACCGAGAACGTAGACGGTTACTCAGTCACCTACGAAGATTGGGACGACATGTTCAAGCCTTACAGAAAGATTTTGGATAAAGATTTCGGTCTGGACGGCTCGTTAGCTCGAAAAGGTAAGGTGAAGTTTCTATGAAAACACCGCACCGCATCAAGCTAGTGAATCAAGGAGTTTCGACTTACAACCCGATTACTGATAAGCACGAAGAAAAGGCGCAGTCTAGTAAGATTGTGCCTTGTTTGGTTAACTTCATTGACCAACAGCGTGCATTTGAAGCCTATGGGAGTAGGTCCGACGTGGTCATGATATGCCGATTCAGTAAAGAGCAGAAGCCGTTTGACTACGCTCTTTATGGGGGTAAGAAGTATTACCCTATCGAACAGATTGACGCACCGATTAAGGGCGCAATCAGGTTGAAAAGAGGTGAGCTAAATGGCTAATTTCACAATCGAGTGGAGAGGTGACACAGTCCTCGCTGCTGCTTTGAATAAGGCAAGCCAAGGGGTTAGAACACAAGCCCAAACAGCTCTTAAAAACTCAGCCGAGAAAGGCAAGAGCATTTCAAAAGGGCTTGCGCCAGTTGATACCGGCTTCTTGAGAGCTAACATCACCACTAGGCACATGGGCGAGGAATCGCACATTCATTCAGCAGCGTCTTATAGCGGGTTTCAAGAGTTTGGCACACGCTATCAGCCCGGTAAGCCGTTTATGCGTCCTATGATGCACCAAATCGAGCCTTACTTCACGGAGCAAATTCGGAAAGTTATGGAAGGAGCCTTTAAATGACACCTAGCCACGACTTATTCAGAAATCTATTCGCTATTGCTGACGAAACATTGGCAACTTATGACTACTTACCCGATTCATCCGCCAGCTATCCCTTCGCTTTCATCGGCGAGAATAGCTCAGCGCCTACGCTCAATAACGACAATTTTGGAACGATAAGACAAACCGTCCATATCTACGGGACTAGAGTGCAGCGTGCAGAGCTAGACGCTCACTGTCAGACGTTGGAACAAGCTAGCGAACGAATTAAAGGGTTTGAATACAACTTATTGAAGACTGGGACAGACAAGCAAGTCTTACCAGATAATACAGACGTCCAGCCATTGATTCACATTGTGCTGGATTTTTCATTTTCATATACCAAAAAGGAGGAATAAATGGCAGAACTTATTTTGGGTAAAGACCTAATGGTCTTTTTCCGTCGTGTGAAAGACCAAAAGACGCAAGATGCTGCTAAAGTACGTTTCCAAACAGAACACACTTTCAACGCTGAAAAAGAGGTCGAAGCCACCAAAACCAAAGACGGCGTAGTCAACTCTATTTCAGACGGTGAAGTGTCTGGAGAATTCGTATCACTTGCGTATCGTGAAGATGGCACTACTGTTGAAATGTGGCGTGAAATGCGTAAATGGTTCATCGCAGGCGAAAAAGTAGAGTGCTGGCAAGTTGACCTTGCTTCTAAACGCACTTCTGGTAGCAAGGATGTCTATGACGTTGAATATTACCAAGGCTATCTCAAGAACTTTGAAATTTCAGCACCCGCTGACGACAAAGTGGAGCTTTCTTACGAAATGGCTATCGATGGCAACGGTATTATTTCAACAGACAGCTTGACAGAAGCTCAGAAGCAAGCAGTCGCAAGCGCTCAATACGACTACCACACTCTTGCTAAAGAAGACGGCCTAGTTTCATCTATCTAGTCTATTGCAGGGGCTTTGTGCCCTTGCTTTTTTTGTATAAAGGAGAAATAAAACATGATTCTATCTATCAACGGACGAGACTTTAATTTGATTTTCGGACTTGCGTTCTTGCGTGAGATCAACAAATTGCACTCGGCAGAACTTGAAGGCATGAAGACCGGCTACGGTGCTATGACATTGATTTCAGCCGGTGTAGCTATCAACGACCCTCTTGCGTTTGTGGATATCATCAAAGCTGGTACGATTACAGCGCTACAAAAGCCAAGTGATGCAGACATTGAAGCCTATCTTGCTGATTTGATTGACAAAGGTAAATACAAGGAGACGATTGACTCTATTATTGACGAGTTAAAAGCGTCATCCCTACTCAAACTCGCAATGAACGTTCAAGAGTAGGGCACAGTCAACCAGATTATGATTTCAGCTATGACGACGCTATGGCTTTGTTGATTGCAAGGCATGGCATGAGCTACGCAGAAGCAGCTAGGACAACGCTTGTTGAATTTGAGGTATATAATACCGCCTACGCAATTAAACAAGAGGATATCCGCTTTAACGCAGCTATTCAAGCGTGGTATAACCAGACCGTCCAAGCTACCAAAGGCAAGGGCAAGAGTGTTCGCTCAGCTTACAGAACCTTTAATGAGTTTTATGACCATGAAAAAGAGTTCAGTAAGATATTTAAACCAGAGGACACTGCGCCTAGAAGTCGAGCGCTCTCGTTAGCTGATAAGAATAGGATCATCAATCAAACAAAGAAAGGGGGTAGTTAATGGGAGCATCTTTTGACGTTACGGCCATATTACGTGCCAACTCAAGCGACTTCACCAATGGTGTCAATGCTGCTAGGTCTGCCCTTGCTGATTTGAGAAATCAGTCTGGGGGCATGCTTGCTCAAGTTGGTAGCAGCTTGAAGTCAGTTGGTAGCGCCATGCAGTCAGTCGGTGCAGGAATGACCACGGCTTTCACACTGCCTATGGTTGGTGGGTTAACTGCCGTCATCAAAGGTTATGCAGACCTTGAGCAATCTTTGGGTGGTGTTTCTACGCTGTTCAAACAGAATGGTTCAAGTGTCAACACCCTTGCCAGAGACTACGGCATGACCAGGGAACAAGCCCAAGCGCTGTATAACACAATGGACCGTGAGGGAACCAACGTCATCGAGAACGCCAACCGAGCATATAGAACGGCTGGCGTATCTGCTAATCGATACATGGAGCAGGTAACGTCGTTCTCAGCTACCTTGTTACAAGGTCTAGGCGGTGATACTGCCAAGGCTGCGAAATACGGGGATAAAGCCCTTGTCCAAATGTCAGATAATGCGAACAAGTTCGGTACTAACATGACGGACATTCAAAACGCATATCAAGGCTTTGCCAAGGACAACTATTCAATGCTGGACAACTTGAAACTCGGTTACGGTGGTACCATGTCCGAAATGGCTCGCTTGGTCAATGAGTCCGGTGTCTTAAACGGTGAGTTTGAAGCTACGGCTGACAATATCCGTGATATTCCATTCCATACATTGATTGATGCCATCGGTATTACTCAAGATAGGCTTGGGGTTACTGGAACGACTGCAAAAGAAGCAAGTACAACAGTTTCGGGCTCGTTCAATTCCATGAAGGCTGCCGCTGAGAACTTAGTGGCCGGTCTCGGTAATAACGAAGCTAATATCAAGCAGCTAATGGAAAACATGAAGCAGACTATCATCACGTTTAAAGATAACGTGGTGCGTGTTCTAGGGACTATCTGGGACAATCTGCCTGTTGACGGCTGGGTTAAATGGACAGCTTTAATCATCGGTACTGTAGGACCAGTAATATTCGCCCTCGGGACACTGATAACGTGGGTTGGTAATGTAGTAACTGCAATAAGTAAGATTGGGGAAGTGTTAGGCATATTCTCGACTGCTTCAGAAGCTGTTGAAGGCGGTGAGGTTGTTTGGGCCTCGTTCGCTTCTACTGTCGAAGGTGTCTCTGCTGCCTCACTCGCTGCGTTCGCTGGGATTGCGTTAGCGGTTGGGATGGTAGTAGCGGCGCTCGTTGATTTGTGGAACAATAACGAGAATTTCCGTGCACAAGTTACGGCAATCTGGGAAACCATCAAGAGTGCAATCACTAGCGCCGTTCAAGCCATCGTGTCGTTTGTTATGTCGATTTGGGGTCAGTTGACCTCGTTCTGGAATGAAAACCACGCCTTGATTATGCAAACGGCGACGACTTACTGGAACATGTTCAAGGGCATGATTGAAAACGTCATGAACGCCATTCTTCCAGTGGTTCAAACTGGATTGAATTTGCTAATCACGTTGTTCTCGACAAGCTGGCAAATGATTACGACTGTTATTTCAACAGTCATTGAGGTTATCTTAAACATCATCAAAATGGGGATGCAGATTTTACAAGGTGACTGGTCTGGAGCGTGGGAAACGTTCAAAACCATCTTGTCTACTGTTTGGGAAGGTATCAAGTCGCTTGTTTCAATCGGTATCAATGCTATTGGTCCGATTATCCAAGCGGGGATTCAGTTCATTCTTGCTATTTGGAATGCAGCGTGGGCATTGTTAGCTGTTCCATTCCAAGCACTTTGGGCACTGCTTCAACAAATCGCTGGCGGAGCTATGACTGCCATTAGCGGTGTGATTAGTGCTGGTATTGCTGTGATTCAATCCATTTGGTCAGCAGCATGGACAGTTATCCAGACAGTGTTCTCAACGGTTTGGAATACAATCATGTCTATTCTGTCACCTATCATGGCCGGCATATCAAGCATTATTTCAAGCACCTTGTCAGCTATTCAAGCAATTTGGAGCGCTATCTGGACAGGTATTCAAGCTGTTTTGGCTGGTGTATTAGCTGCCATCGTCGGATTGGTTACTGGTAACTTCTCGCAAGTTCAAGCGGCTATTTCGTCAATCATGTCAGCTATTCAATCCACTATCAGTGCGATTTGGAACGCTATCTTGTCGCTTATTAGTAGCGTATTGAGTGCGATTGCTAGCACTGTATCAAGTACATGGTCATCTATCCAGTCAATCATTTCAAGTGCTATGAGTTCCGTCCAGAGCATTGTAAGCTCAGCTTGGAGTGCTGTTAGATCAGCAGTATCAAGTGCCATGAGCTCAATTCAATCAGCTATTACTAGCGGATTTAGTGCCGTGGTATCTGCAGTAACAAGTGCCGGTCAACGTATTATCTCAGCGGTTCGCTCAGCGTTCAGCGGTGCACTTAGTGCAGCCCGTGGATTCGTTGGACAAGCTGCAAGCGTTGGTTCTCAATTGATTAGCGGTTTCGTTAGCGGGGTTACATCCGCAGCCGGCAAGTTGATTTCAGCGGTTAAAGGTGCGGTAAGTAATGCGATTAATGGCGCTAAAGCCTTGCTTGGTATCAAGTCGCCATCCCGTGTATTCCGCCAGTTCGGTATCTATACGGATAAAGGTTTCATCATCGGTATCGATAGCAAAGCGGACCAAGTGGCTCGTTCAATGCGCTATATGGCCCAAGGAGCTATTGACGCATTCACTGGTCAAGATATCAACGGAGCCATCACTGATGAACTTGGTAGCATGGACGGCCAGTTAGGTCGTTTAGCAGGGTATGATCCATCAGTTTCATTCAACGGTGGTAAGATGTCAGTTACTCAACAAGCGGCGGACATCGTGCTTAAAATGGGTGATACAACTTACAGAGCATTCACTGAGGACATTACTAACGCTCAATCAATGGAATTAATGCTTGATAACTATTAAGAGAAAAGAGGTTTTAGCTAATGTATGATTATGCTTCATTGAAGCGCACGGAATCAACGGTGCTGCAAAGAGCGCCAGTTGATAACATGCGTATCAACGGTACGCCTATTGAAGATATCATTCAAGGATATCGACAGCTTACAGTTAAGGGCCGCTCGTTGCTTAACCGTGAAATTTCAACTACTCGAGTTCCTGGACGACGTGGTGTCTGGGTGGACAGTGTCAACGATTCAGAGCGTGAGATTGAGGTTAAATATCAGCTAACTACGGTCACTAGTCAAGTCATGAGGACCTCTTTCCGAGAGCTTAACCGCATCTTGAGAGAGGTAGGTCCTAGCGGCTATCTCGAAGTAACTTTTGATGATGAGCCGGATTTCACTTACTACGCTATTTTCAAGGAAGCGGAAGAAGTCGAGGAAGACAGACTTTCAATTGTTAGCAGCTTTGTATTGTTAGTGCCAGACGGCTATAAGAAACGAGTTCCAGAGCGTTCTAATGGCGTTGTTTACCTTACGTACGCTAAGAAGGTAATACCCGAGAAGATTGTAGCCATGACATCGACAGCGGCAACAGAATTCGAAATCATCAACGGTCAAACCAAGCTATCGTTTAAGGGTAGCTACGCAGCTAATAAGGAAATCGTCATTAAATTCGGTACCGAAGAAGTGACAGCTACTTATGACGGGCGTAATATCCTAAGCGAATTACAACGTTTTAGCCCGCTAGAGCAGTTCTATGTTAAGGACGGCGACAGATTGAGCGGCAAGAATGTAACTATCCGTGAGGTACAGTGGAGGGATGAGAGTCTATGATCTATTTATTCGATAAGGACGAAAAACTTATCAAGATTATTCGCAAGCCTGCAATTAAGAAGGCTTTGCAAAAATTCAGTCTTACCACTGAAAATTACGTTTCAGACCGCTTGACCGTTGAAATGAAAGCTTTGAAGGATGACGAGCTGGAAAAACTGGAATACATGGCTATTCAGTCAATCGACGACACGCATAAATTCCATTACTTCTATATTGCCCAAGGTAACACCAAAGGGGATATCACAACGCTTATCGGTGTTCAGTCTGGCATTGAGGAGCTACGCAAGACAGTCGTCTATGACAAGCGCCCGACAGACCAACGTGCTAGACCGGTTATTGAATGGCTATTAACTGGGACGAACTGGTCCCCTCGGTTTATCGCTGAAACAAACCCAAAGAGTACCAATTTCTATTACATTTCCACATTTGATGCTTTGAAAAAAGTGTGCAAGGTGTGGGGCTTAGAAATGCAGTTCTTTGTTGAAATGAACGGCAGTCAGATTGGTGCTAGATACATTGATTTCAAGCGTAAAATAGGGAAAGCAGTCGGTAAGCGTGTAGTTTACGGGCATAACGCCCTTGAAATTCTGAAAGAGGTTGAGAAGACAAACCTATACACTGCCTTGGTTGGCCGTGGTAAAGGGGAACAAGTCAGCTCAGCGGAAGATACTGGAAAAGATGCTGACGGGTACGGACGCAAAATCAACTTTGAGGAAATTGTCTGGTCGAAAGCCAAAGGGGACCCACTAGACAAGCCCCTCGGTCAGAAATACCTTGAAATTCCAGAAATGACCGCTAAATACGGCATTAAGCAACCAGACGGCAAGATGCGCCCAAAGATTGGCTTTGTCGAGTTTAGCGAGGAAGAAGACAAGAATGAGCTTATCAAGCAGACTTATGAGGCTTTGATTGAGTCATCAAGACCAAAACTGACACTTAAAACGTCAACAGTGTATCTTAAAGGCGTCCAAATCGGCGACACTATCCGAGTAGTCCGACATGACAGACACCTTGACTACGATACACGTATCTTTGAGATCACCTTCAATCGCTTAAACAACGAATCTAGCGATATCAAACTAGGGGACCGAGTAAGCGAAAGTAATGATGCGAAGGTACAGAGCACCGTTAATAAAGCACTCGATGAGTTTAAAGCTGGTGAGTTTACTGAGTTTGTCAAGAAACTGCCAGAGTTTATCCCGTCAGCTAATGGTTTTAACCATAACTGGTACACAAGCGCTGATCCAACAGAATCGCATCCAGGGCAAGTTTTGATTAATGACTCATGGTACAAACCGGACCCAGAACACGAAGGACACACTATCATGTATCGCTGGACCGGTGAAATGTGGCAAGAGGTATTGAGAACGTGGGACGGTACAGGACTTCAAGACAAAATCAAGAAGGAATTTGAAAAAGTCGCAACCACCATGGCTAAACAGCAATCTGAACATGAACGAGTGGTTGCAGAAATTACAGCTAAGGCTACTAATGCGGAAACATTGGCTAGTTCAGCCAAATCAACCGCAGAGGACGCTTTTGGTCGTCTAAATGACGTTAAGAGCGAAGCTATCGCAGAAGCTCGTTACTTGGACAGCGTTGAGCGTACAGAGACAGAAAAGAAGATTGCTGCATCTAAAAAAGATGCACTTTCAGAAGCCGTCAAACTAGTTGACAACGCTAAAAGTACATTGAACACGGACCTATCTGAGACTGAAAAGAAAGTAGAAGCACTAAAAGGTTCTATCGGTACATTATCAAGCGACACATCAGTGCAGTTTGCCAAAATCAATAACGCATTGATCTCGGTAGCTAGCAAACAAGATGTCGACAAGGTCAGTCAGCGTGTATCTAATACTGAGACGATTTTGACACAACAAGCTGGTCAGATTTCAGCCAAAGCTAGCAAAGAGGATGTCAATGCTGTTTCTGGGCGTTTAAACAAAGCTGAGAGCTCACTGACAGTGCAAGCTGGGCAAATCAATCAGAAAGCTAATAAACAGGATGTAGACACGCTCACAGGGCGTGTGAATCGTGCTGAAACTTCTATCACTCAACAAGCGGACATGATTGCGTCTAAAGCTAACAAGCAAGAGCTTGACAATGTCAATAATCGAGTAATCAACGCTGAAAGTCGCATCACTCAACAAGCTAACGAGATTAGCCAACGAGTGAAAACCAGTGATTTTAACAATGCTACTCAGAGACTTGCGACGGCTGAAAGCTCAATTACGCAACTAGGGAATAAAATCACCACTGAGATTAGCCGGGTGGATAGCAAGATTCCGACAGATTTTGGCAGTCGTAACTTGATTTTGAAATCAGCAAATTTCGAGAATGTGCATACTTACACGGGTAGTGGTAATACTATTACCGTCACAACAAGCGATTCTACATACATCATCAAATCAACCGGTAACGCCAGCAAGTTTTGGGGTGGTATCTCATGGAACATGGCTATCCCGGAAGTTAAAACCGGTGAAACATTCTCACTCTTGGTTCCGGTATACATTGATAGCGGAACAGATATGAGCGACGGGGCAATTGTTACAATTAAGAACAATCGAACAAACACGATTGCTTTTGAATACAAAATCCCGACTTCTGTAAAGGACGAATGGTTTGACGTTGCTTTAAATTTCACACTTACAAGAGATGTTGATTTAAGCGAATATCCTTTCGGGATTTACGTCGTAAGGAACGGTCATTTAAAGTTTAAACCACCTATGTTAGTCAGAGGGACACTCATTCCCTTGCAGCATACAGTGGCGCCAGAAGATACCGAAGCTGAAATAAGCACGGTTAAAACGACGATTACACAGACCGAGCAGGGTGTCAGTCAGCTATCACAGAAACAATCTGAAACAGATAGCCGCATGACTAACGCTGAAACTACGGTCAATCAATTAGTCGATGAAGTATCGTCGAAGGTATCGAAGACTGATTTTGACAAGCTCTCTAAGAGCGTAGCGGCTAATAGCACCGCAATCACTCAGGCTGATAACAAAATCAGTTTGAAAGCAGACCGGACAGAAGTTCAAGCTGTCAAAGCTACGGCTGATGGTGCAGTATCTAAAAGTCAAGAGTTAGAGCGTAAAATCAACCAGACTAATGCTGAATTGCGTGTTACAGCGGACTCTATTACCCAAAAGGTTTCGAGAGTTGATTTTGATAATCTTGGGAACAAAGTCACTAACGCTGAAACTCAGATCAGCACGTTAGCCGGAAAGATTGAAACTAAACTCTCTAGGGTTGACCTAGACAGCGCAATTGATAGCAAAGGCTTTCTGAAAGAGTCGGATGTCAATAGATTGGTTGATAACAAAGGATTTGCGACAGCTACGTCTGTCACTAATCTCATTCAACAATCCGAGCGAGGAACAACCCAACTTATCAGCGAGGTCAAGAAACAGATTCCGTCAGTTGATACGCTGTCCGTTGGCGGTGAGAATCTTATCCGAAACTCAGCATTTCCAGAGAATCTTGATAACTGGGGCTTTTGGCAAACTCCACAACAGAACCCTAATCTGTCTGTTTCACAGCATCCGTATTACTACAATAGCGCTAAACCGCTATTCTTGCTTAAAACATCATCATCAGTACCAGCGTCTACGCCACGTTTTTCAGTTAAGCGCAACACTGATTACTCTTTCAATTTTCAATTGTTTGCTACGGGAAATATCAAGGGCGTAGACATCTATTTTCTTGGCCGGGAGTCGAACGAAACGAGCAAGAATTACACAAAGGCGGTGCGTTTTAAAGCACACACTGGTTCACCGTCAGTCACCGGACTCGCTAAATGGCACTTAACATTTAATTCTGGCGAATGTGACGAAGGCTATATTCGTATCGACAACACTGGTACTACCAACGTTAGCGAGTCGTTGCTATTTTTTACCGAGCTAGATTGCTACGAGGGGACTATGAACCGTGCTTGGCAACCATCACCAAAAGACGCAAGCCAAGAGGTGACAGTTAAGTTCAATGAAATTAAGTCTACTGTCGACGGTTTCAGCCGGACAATCGGTGAACACGGGCAGTCTATTTCGCAAATTATCCAAGAGGCCAAGGGTACAGTTTGGAAGGTGGAGAACCTAGAGGATAAGTGGTCATTTAATCTCGGTGTCACTAACAAGCAACTAGACAAGCTAGACACCGGGCTTGAAGCTACCAAGTCCGAAATGTCCCAGATTGCTGGTTCATGGGCTGTCAAGAACCTAACAAGGTCGGGGGATGTACTCAACCAAATCAATCTTAACAAAGACGGCTCGGTTAAAATCGACGGTAAACTGGTTCAAATCACTGGTTCTACTTACATCGAGGATGGTGTTATTAGCTCAGCCAAAATCGGCGAACTGTCAGCAAGTAAAATCACTAATGGACGCTTAAATGCTTCACTAGTTGATGTCGTTAACCTAAACGCCGAGAGTGTCACTAGCGGCACATTTACCGGCTTGAACTATCGGGGCGGTAGAATTGAAGCACTCAATGGAGCGATGAGGGTAGATCTAAACGGCTCAGAGATGCACTTCTACGATAATGCGAAGATTGAATTTCATAACGAGAACAATGCGCTATTTCGTACTCGAAACGGAACGTCAGCGTTTATCCACTTTAGGGATGATTCGTATAACGGGGTCTATACCGCTATGGGTGTCAACGCTGACAATACTGGTACACAGAATGACTATTCATCCGGGAGATTTGCAGGCGTTCGTGTTATTCGCTCGAATGACAACCAACAACCTAGAGCTTTTGTTGACGAGGTGCAATTGATTGGAGACACTGTGCATTTCAGACATTCGCAACATCCAGACGCCGAGTTTATGAAAGTGAAAGCTGACGGCGGTCCTTGGATTGACCTCATTCCATTCCTTAGACAAGTAGCAAACCGGTTGAAAATTTCGGTACAGCCGTAAAAGGAGAACTTATGAACGAACAAATTTACACTTCAATGATTCAAGACATCGCAAGCCAGAACGCTAATTTGACGATTGAAAAAGCTGAGTTTAAGGCTCGCTTGCAGTCGACAGTTAGCGAACTGGAGCAGGCCAAATCGCAACTAGAGCACTATCAAAGTGTACTAGCGACTGATTCAGACCTTAACGACCTCTTTAATGAGGCAGCGCAGAAAGGAGCGACTAATGAATAAGTCTAATTTCAGTGTTACATCGAGCTATCTGACGACCCCGACAACAACACGAATTGCCATTCAGTCCAAAGATGGCTCGACATGGTTGACACGAGACGTTCCAGGCGACCACACAAGCAAGACGGATGAAGCTAAAGTCCAGCTTATTCTGGATATCTTAACGACTGAGTTGGACCCAGCGGGGGCATTGGCACGCTACCAAGCCAAGTCAGAGGAATCTATTAAAGACCTTGACAGCCGCTTGAATTTAGCTGAGAAAGTCGCTGAACAAGGCGAACTTACTCGTAAAATCGCTAACGTGTCCATTCTCAATGCGGTAATGAGCCAGAATATCCAGTATGGCACAATCTACAAGCAATACTTGGAATTGTTGCCAGTCGCTAAAAAAGGCGGTGTGTTCAACGCCGGGGATATCTTCGCTATCGAAGCCCCGGACCACGAAGAAGTGGACGGAGAAGGCAAACTGGTGCTTATCCAAGTTAACGGCTCTTTCACTTACGATAATCAACCGTTCGCTGATTTTGCAAAAGGGGGCAAACTAGAAAATAACGGGGTTGCTACAGCATGGCTATTCAAACCGAAGGGGGCGTAATGGTACAAAAACCAGACGGCATTTTTGGGGTTTTCGACGTGGTCAGAGACTTCTACGCACACGGTATTGATGAGCATTTATGGGTGTTCCTGCTGATGATTATTATTTTCAGCGATATCGTTATCGGAGTGTCTAGGGCTTGGGCTGCTCATGAGTTTTCAAGCTCAAAATTTCGTAAAGGGCTAGTCAGTCATACTGCCATGATTACGTTTGTAGCCATCTTCTATCCGTTCGCAGTATTCATGAATCTGGGCGGTGTACTAGATACATTTATCTTTGCTATGATTGCCGCTTACGGCTCTAGTATTTTGGCTAGTCTATCAGCTTTAGGGGTTGAAATCCCTTATATCGACAAATATGTTAAGAGAAACATCGACAAAGAGAAGTTTTTTCTTAACTCAGGGGAAGAAAAGGAGAATAATGACAATGATTAATTTGAAATTGCGTCTTAAAAATAAAGTTACGCTAGCAGCTCTTATCTCAGCAGTTTTTATTATGCTGAGACAATTTGGGCTTGAGATTCCACACAATATTCAAGAGGGTGTCAATACTCTATTGAATATTGTGGTTATTCTTGGAATCGTTGTTGACCCTACGACTAAGGGTGTGGCAGACAGCGAACAAGCTTTGAATTACAACGAACCTCGTGAGGGCTAGCTTATGGCTAAACTCATGACCTCTATCAACCAAATTGAAGGTGGTGACGTCCTCAAAAGCGGGGACACCACTTCCGTATTTGGTTTTGACATTCTGGGTTATGATGGAAAACGCATGGAGTTATCCGGCACTGGTAAGCTCACACTGTCAAACGATGAGACCGTGGCGTTGTATCAAGATGTTACCGTTGAAAACGGACATTTTACCTTTGTCATGGGGGATGTGGTCGAGCCCGGCACTTACTACCTCGAAATCAAACTAAATGGGCATATCTTCCCATCTAACAATTTCAAGGTGAAAGTCAAGAGTTCACTAAATATTGACGGTGCGATTCCATCAAAAAAAGACCCTAAACTAAAACTACTAGCGGATGAATTACGAGATTCTGGGTACATTGCCGGTGGCAGTGAACCCACGGAAGACCTCGTAAACATCTACAATCTAGCTAAAATTTGAAAGGAAACATAAATGAGTAAATTACATGATTTCGCTCAAGCGGTAGGAGCAGACATCAAAGAAATTAAAACAGCGTTGGCTGGCAAGGCTGAGAAAGGCGAAGTAACCACTAACGGCATCACTCAAGACCAACTTAACACTGCCATTCAAGGTGTTAAGACTGCTATTCTGGGCGAAGGCGTCCCAGAAGAATTGGACACACTCAAGGAAATCGCTGATAAAATCGCCGCTGCTGGTGGTAATGTTGATTCTGGCATCATTACTAAACTTACAGAGTTTGGCGATCGTATTACAGCTATTGAAACTGAGGACTTGGTAGCAGCATATACTGCTGCGAAAGCGTGAGCCTATGAGTAAGTTCACAGAATTTGCTCAAGCAGTCGGTGAGGATATCAAGGAAATTAAAGATAAACAATCTTCATCGTTGAGTATCAGCCAAGCGTATGGACTATTTCCAACATATAATAACTTTTTTCAACAGGTTATAGAGCAAAATAGATTTGCGGAAGACCCACTTGTAACAAAATCTCAACTACCTACAAGTGAAATTGACGCTTTAAACCAGAAGGTTGCTGAGTTGGAGAAAATGCTCTTGGAAATTAAACAAGCTATTCAAAAATAATTTAAGGAGGACGCTATGAGCGTACAGCAAACATTAATTAACTGGTTCGTTAACCATAGAGGGTTATTGACTTATTCAATGCTTGGCAGTCGTAACGGTACAGACGGGACTGCTGACTGTTCTGGGTCAGTGTCTCAAGCATTGAAAGAAGCTGGCATCGGTATTCAAGGGCTACCATCAACCGTAACTCTTGGCCAGCAACTATCAAACAACGGTTTTTATCGTGTTTGTCGTAACGAATCATGGGATGCAGCGCCGGGCGACATCGTTTTGATGTCATGGGGTGCTGACATGTCTAGCTCTGGTGGAGCTGGTGGGCACGTTGGTGTCATGCTTGATGATACATACTTCATTAGTTGTGATTTCTCAACTCAAGGAGCAGTTGGTCAAGCTATCAACACTTACCCTTGGGATGACTACTATGGATGGAATCAGCCAGCTTATATCGAGGTTTGGCGATACGCTGACACTGCACCTCAGACTAACAATCAAGCTAACACGGCAGTCGTGCCACAAGAAAAAGCATACTATGAAGCCAATGAGGTCAAATATGTTAATGGTATTTGGCAAATCAAATGTGACTATTTAGCACCCGTTGGTTTTGACTGGACAGAAAACGGTATTCCGGTTTCAATGGTAAACTGGGTAGACGCTGACGGCAACGACTTGCCAGACGGTGCAGACCAAGACTTTAAAGCTGGCATGTTCTTTAGTTTTGCCGGTGATGAAACCAATATCACTGACATGACTGACGGTGGTTATTACGGTGGCTATTATTACCGACATTTCGAGTTTGGCCAATTTGGCACTGTTTGGCTCTCATGTTGGGATAAAGACGACCTCGTTAACTACTACGAATAATTAAAACCAGACCACGAAAACTATAAAATAAAAAAGGAGTATATCACCTCCCGACAGACCACAGTTCGGACATCATGGTGGTAGT